ATTATATTTCCAGGGTTCTTGGAACACGAGTTTAGTGTAGACTTTGGTATAGAGCCTTTTAGATTTATACATTGGAATATACAAGCTGTACCAAAAGAAATGGCAAAAGATGTTTAAAAAGAAAAAGTATACAGTTATCCGTCAAGCTATATCAAAAGACCTAGCAGCTTTTGTTGCAAACTATTTTTTAATGCAAAAGCAAGTTTACGATACTTGTAGAGAGCGTAGATACTTTTCACCATTTGAAACTATTATTGGATATTATGAAAGTGAGAATGAACAGATTCCAAACACTTATTCTCAATATGCAAATATGGCTATGGAAACATTACTATTAAAATGTTTGCCCGATAT